ATGAGGAAACCCGGGAGGCCCGTATCCAGCGCGCCCAAGAGATGGCAGCTACCGCAGATGAACGAGCCAAAGCCACAAGAGCAAAAAGGAAAGCTACTTGGCAAAAGAAATTTGAAGAGGAGCATCTCGCCCAATCAGTGGAAGAGCTCTTGCCCAATTATGAACAAGCAGTCATCCCATCGTCAAAACTCAGCGGATACGCTTTGGATATGAATCATCCAAAAGGACGTGCAAAAGCAATTGCTTTTCGTGATGTATTGGGATATACTGCAGATAATGAAGATGACTTTATTGCTGCACTGAGACGAGGACTGAAGTTATGGAAAGCATCTCCTCGGCCTCCAACAAAATACGGGCAACCGTTTGAAGTGCGAATGTTAATAACTGGTCCTAACGGAAATCGTGCAACGGTTAAGACAGGTTGGCAAATCGATGAAGGAGAAGAATTTCCACGACTGATTAGCGCTTATATTTATAACGACTAGGAGGTGCTTTTGTGAAACCAAACGAACTCGATGTTGTTCGTCTGACCGACGGAAGAGAAGTTACCGTGTTGGAGGTGTATGACGACGGAGAGGCTTTTATGGTGGAAACAAGCGCCGAGCCATATGCTGAAAGTGACTTCTTTGTTGTTCCCATGTCTGATATTAAGGAAATCATATGGAAGAAACAGATAACTTCACAGTAATTGGTCTAAACAAATAATTTGTTTTTAACAAAACCACGATGCTCTGCACCGTGGTTTTTTCATGCCCAGATTCAGGAGGTGGGGCCATGAGCCTGACAGGACGCACAACCGCATAACGAAGGGGGGCAGAGCATGGCCAGTACAAAGCTGGGCCGTCAGACCCCCACCCAATCGGTCACGCTGCCCTATGGGCAAACAGACGGGCCCCAGGCGGTGACGCTCTACAAACAGTCCGGTCGGGCCTCCATGCCCTGGCAGCAGCTGCTGATCTATGACATGCTGGCCCGGGACGCCGAGGGACTTTGGGTTCATCCCAAATTCGGCTACAGCGTGCCCCGGCGCAACGGCAAAAACGAAGTGGTCACCATGCGGGAGATGTATGGCCTGAAAAACGGCGAAACCATTTTGCACACCGCCCACCGGACCACCACCAGCCACGCCGCCTGGGAACGGCTTTGCTCCCTGCTGGACAAGGCCAAAATCGAATACAAGTCCATCCGGGCCTCCGGGCGTGAAAGCATCCGGCTCAAGGATGGCGAGGGCAGGATCGAATTCCGCACCCGGTCGTCTAAGGGCGGCCTGGGCGAGGGGTTCGATCTTTTGGTCATCGACGAGGCCCAGGAGTACACCGACGATCAGGAGAGCGCTTTGAAGTATGTGGTCTCCGACAGCCGAAATCCCCAAACCGTTTTCTGCGGAACGCCGCCCACCCCGGTCTCCTCCGGCACCGTTTTTCTAAAGCTGCGCAGCGCCACCCTGATGGGCCAGGCGCCCAACACCGGCTGGGCCGAGTGGAGCGTGGAGTTCCAGACGGACCCCCAGGACAAAGAGGCATGGTATCAGACCAACCCCTCCATGGGAACCATCCTGACGGAACGCAAGGTGGAGGCGGAGATCGGGCCGGACGCTGTGGATTTCAACATCCAGCGTCTGGGGCTGTGGCTGCGCTACAACCAGAAATCGGCTATCAGCCAGGCAGAGTGGGAGGCCCTCTGCTGCCAGACACTGCCGGAGCTGAAGGGAAAGCTGTACGCCGGGATCAAGTACGGCAAAGACGGAGCCAACGTGGCGCTGTCCATTGCCGCCAAAACCGCCGACGGACGGATCTTCCTGGAGGCCATCGACTGCCGCCCGGTTCGCTCCGGCTCCGGCTGGCTTCTGGATTTCCTGGGCCGGGCGGATCTGGGGGGCGTGGCAGTGGACGGAGCCGGCGGCCAGCAGCTGCTGGCCAACGAAATGCGGGAAGTCAGACTGAAAGCGCCTATCCTGCCAACAGTGAAGCAGATCATCACCGCAAACGCCGCCTTTGAACAGGCACTGTTCGCCAAACAGCTCTGTCATATGGGGCAGCCCAGCCTGACCCAGGCGGTGAGCAACTGCGAAAAGCGGGCCATCGGCTCCGGCGGCGGCTTTGGCTACCGATCCATCAAGGAGGGTGTGGCTGTTGAACTGCTGGACAGCGTAATTCTGGCCTGCTGGCAGTGTGCCCAGGCCAAACCGGCCCGCCGCCAGACCATCAGCTACTGACGGGAAACCGTTGTAGATAGTTACCGATACCACCGGGTTATGTGGGGAAAGGACAATTGTATGGAAGAATTTGCACCAATCACGACTCAGGAACAGTTCAATGCCGCTATTTCGGAACGTCTCAAGCGGGAGCGGGAGACGCTGGCCAGGAAATACGGCGACTACGACGACCTGAAGAAGAAGGTCGCCGACTACGAAAAGCAGATCGGCGACCTGACCCGGGCGGCAGACGATGCCGCCGCAAAGTATGCCGGCTACGATGAGCAGCTGGCACAGCTGCAGGCCAAGGTGACGGGCTACGAGACCGCCTCGGTAAAAACGAGAATTGCCCACGAGACCGGCCTGCCCTATGAGTTGGCCGGCCGACTGTCCGGCGAGAGCGAGGCGGACATCCGAAAGGACGCGGAAGGCCTGGCAAAGCTGCTGGGCTCCGGCAAACGCTCCGCCGGTACACTCCTGCGTGACACTGAGCCCGCCGGCGCCGGCGACACCAAACGGGCAGCCCTGAAGGAGCTGACCGAAACATTGACCAGTAAAGGAGAGTAACAATATGAGCGATATTCTGAGCAAGGGTACCCTGTTTCCCGAGGAGCTGATCCCCGAATTCATCCAGAAGACCAAGGGGGCCAGCGCCCTGGCCAACCTCTGCGCCGCCACCCCCATTCCCTTCAACGGGATGAAGGAGTTCACCTTCCAGATGGACAAGGAAATCGACGTGGTGGCGGAGAACGGCGCCAAAAGCAAGGGCGGCGTCACCATCACTCCGGTGACTATCGTCCCCCTGAAGGTGGAGTATGGCGCCCGGATCTCCGACGAGTTCCTCTACGCCTCGGAGAGCGCCCAGCTGGACTATATGAGTGCCTTTTCCGACGGCTTTGCCCGCAAGGTGGCCAAGGGCCTGGATCTGATGGCGTTTCACGGAGTCAACCCCCGCACCGGCAGCGCCTCTGATGTGATCGGCACCAACCACTTCGACAGCAAGATCACCCAGACGGTGACCATTCAGCCCGATGACAAGCCCGACGCCAACATCGAGGCCGCCATTGCTCTGGTACAGAACAGCGAGTGCGATGTGACCGGACTGGTGCTCGCCCCGGCCTTCCGTTCTTCCCTGGCGGCCCAGACCACCACCGACGGTGCCAAGCTCTATCCTGAGCTGTCCTGGGGCAACAATCCCGGCACCATCAACGGCCTGCGGGTTGAATCCAATTCCACCCTGAGCGCCAACTCCAGCCTGGATTGTGCTCTGGTGGGTGACTTCCAGAACTGCTTCCGCTGGGGTTACGCCAAGGAGATTCCCATCGAGATCATCCGTTACGGCAACCCGGACAACGACGCCTCCCTGGGAGATCTGAAGGGCCATAACCAGATCTACATCCGGGGCGAGATGTACCTGGGCTGGGGCATTCTCGATCCCAACGCCTTCGCCCTGGTCAAGGCCTCCGAGTAATGGGGACCTATGCGTCCGCGGCAGATCTGGACGCCCTGTGGCGTCCGCTGACCGACCAGGAAACTCAGCGGGCAGAGGCACTGCTGCCCATTGTCTGCGCCAGCCTGCGCACCGAGGCCAGAAAAGTCGGGAAAGACCTGGATGAGATGGTTCAGGCTGACCCGGATCTGGCCGAAGTGGCCAAAAGCGTCACCGTGGACGTAGTGGCCCGGGCCTTGATGACCTCCACCGACCAGGAGCCCATGACCCAGGTTACAGAGAGCGCCGGAGGCTACAGCGCCTCCGGCACCTTCCTGATTCCCGGCGGCGGACTGTTTATCAAGACCAGCGAGCTGGCCCGGCTGGGCCTGCGCCGTCAGAAATACGGGGTGATGGAACTTTATGGCCAGCCTGATTAAGGGGATTACCGTGACACTGTACCAGCGCAACCAGACCGGCACAGACGCTTTCCATGCCCCAATCTATCAGGAACTTCCCACCCAGGTGGAAAATGTATTGGTCACTCCCGTATCGGCGGAGGCAGTGGTCAACGACCTGCAGCTCTACGGGAAGCGGGCAGAATATGAGCTCTGTCTCCCAAAGGAGGACACCCACGACTGGACTGACTGCCGGGTGGACTTCTGGGGGCAGAGCTTCCGGGTATTCGGTCCCCCGCAGCAGTGGATCGACGCTCTGATCCCTCTGGACTGGAACAGGAAGGTCAAGGTGGAACAGTATGAGTAAAAGCAAAGTTACCGTACAGCTGAACCATGCCGCCGTGGGCCAGCTGCTGAAGGGCGGCGAGATCCAGGGGCTGCTCCGGCAATATGCCGACTCCGTGCAGTCCGCCGCCGGTGACGGGTATGAATCCAACATCATTCACGGGAAAAACCGCTGCTGGGCTGAGGTTGCGCCGGCAACCGCCCATGCCTATTACAGCAATCTGAAGCACAACACGCTGCTGAAAGCCCTGGGGAGTGCAAAGCAATGATCGAACAACAGATACTGGATTATCTGACGGATCATCTGTCCGTCCCCATCTGCATGGAGGTGCCCAGTCCGCTGCCGGAAACCTTTGTGCTGCTGGAAAAGACCGGCAGCAGCCGGACGGATTGGATCAGCTCCGCCACCCTGGCCCTCCAGTCCTGGGCCATGACGCTGTTGGACGCTGCAAAGCTCAACGAGCAGGTGAAAGCGGCCATGGACCGGATGCCCGATACTGCGGACATCGGTCGGGCAGCCCTGAACAGCGACTATGTATACACCGACACGACCACAAAGCGATACCGCTACCAGGCCGTGTATGACATCACTTACTAAAGGAGGAACAAGCATGGCAGATACCGCCAACGTCATTTATGGCAAGCCCAAGGTGGGCGGTGCAGTCTCCCGGGCTCCTGTGGGAACCGCCTTGCCCAGCGACGCCGAATCCGAACTGGATGAAGCCTTTACCAGTCTGGGCTACATCTCCGAGGACGGCCTGACCAACAGCAACACCCCTGAGACCGACACCGTGAAGGCCTGGGGTGGAGACATCGTCATGACCACCCAGACCGGCAAGGAGGACACGTTTTCCTTTACCCTCATCGAGGGTCTGAACGTGGACGTGCTCAAAACCGTTTACGGAGAGGACAATGTCTCCGGCACCCTGGAGGCCGGCATTACCGTCAAGGCCAGCTCCGGAGAGCTGGCCGCCAGCAG